GAACCAACTTAATTTCCTACTCAGAAAATCTTGCCGCCAATAGCCCATACTGGATTATAAATACAGGTGTAACTGGCATAACAAAGACAGGGCCAAACAATCCATACGGCGAAAAATCCTATGCAGTAGCTGTTAGCGCCATAGTCAATTCGGGTGTTTACACCAGGGGGCAGGTATCTGCAGGGCAGAGATATACTATTTCGATGGCTGGTATTTCTGGCGACTCGCGAAGGATGTTAATAGGAAATAGTTATCTTGGCACGCAGAACGTAAATGTAAACTTCAGGCAAAAAACATCGACTCTCTCTTCTCCATTCACCTGGCGATTTAATGATGTAAATACAGAGTGGGTGCGATACGCCTTTACCGGTGATTCAACTGAAAGCGGAACGCCTGGAACAGTCATTTACTCAGCTGTTGCTCTTGCCGGAAGTTATTCTTGTGCAATGGTTCAGCATGAGTCCGGAGCCTTCGCTACATCCCCAATAATTACCAATGGGATTTCAGCAACGCGAGCGGCTGCTTTCGCTACAGTGCAAAATCCCGGAGGGCTGGCGAGTGCAATCATGGTCCACTATTCAGACAATACCAGTGAGCAACTGGAAATCCCGACTAACAGTCCGTCTATTCAGCTGCCACAGTCTGCTAATGACTGGGGTAAGCGCTACATCCAACGAATCGAGTACATAAGATAATGAGCAGGCTGACATATTTACGATTCCCTGATGAGGCTACTGCGAGAGCAGCCACGGGTTGGTGGTCTGAGGGGGCTGGATGGGCAGTACCGACTAAGTCTATTCAGTTTTCTGTGCGGGGCGTTCTGTATAACAGTGACGGTGAATATGACGAGGCCGGAAATGTGATAAAGGAGCCGACCCTAAAGGACGGTTATCACATTGATGTTATCTATGGCCTCATACCTGAAGCTGCGCAGAAATTTATCATCAATCCATCAACACCTGAATACGTACTGGCGTAGGGGGGTACATGGCAACAGAAAGAATGACAATCGGTAGTGAGCCAGTTCAGATAACTGACGGCACTAACAGCGCCCTAATTTCCGTTTTTGGCGGCTACCCTATCAGTTTTGCTGATTCAGATGTTGAGCCTGACAAATCAGTGGGCGACATCATCAGGGATAAGATGGTGGTAAACCCGCCATTAAAAGTATGGCTGTGGTCTGATGGGCCAGGCCCTCATGAAGTTGCAGTAACCCGATGGTAGCCATGAGTGATACCACCACGCTGTGGTAGCAGAATGGCATTCATCAAAAGCAACTACGGAGTGAGTAATGGCAAAACCGGACTGGGGCGAGCTTCAGCAACGGTTCCTGTCCGAACATGCCGCAACCGGCGTATCACCAAAGGAATGGTGTGAAGCGCAGGGACTGAACTACGCTACCGCCCGTCGATATATCAAAAAACCTTCTGCGCAAACCGCGCAAAAATCTGCGCAGAAAAAAGTGCGCACTGCGCAGAAAGATAAAAGCGCAAATGAGCTGGTGGATGATGATGGATTAACGGCACAGCAAAGACGTTTTGTCGCAGAATACCTAAAGGATGGTAACGCCACACAAGCAGCTGTCAGGGCGGGTTACAGCAAAAAATCCGCTGAACAAATCGGCTATCAACTCCTTCAGAAAACTTCAGTTGCGCATGCTATTGCGCAGCAGCAGAAAGCCTCCATTGCGCGCACGCTTGGCAGTGCTGATGAGGTTCTCTCCCAGATGTGGCAACTCGCCACTTTCGATGCAAACCAGCTTTCACAGTATCGTCGCGGCGCATGCCGTTATTGCTGGGGCTTCGGTCATCAGTATCAGTGGCGCGATGCCGTGGAGTTTGAAGAGAAAAGGCTCGAGGCTGTTGAGCGTGACAGGCGTGAACCTGAAGATTCCGGCGGTTACGGCTATGACCACAACCGAGAGCCTAACCCTGAATGCCCGCGCTGCAATGGCGACGGAATAGGACAGCCTTACTTCGCAGACACCCGGAAACTTTCCCCTGATGCTGCTTTGGCTTATTCCGGCGTCAAGCTTGGGAAGAATGGTGTTGAGATAACGGCAATCAGCCGCGAGCGCATGTATGAAGCCGTTATGAAGCGGCTTGGCCTGGAAGATAGCGAATTCGCGCAGCGCCTCCAGCAGATCGAAATCGACCGCCGGCAGCTGGAGGTTGAGAAACTCCGCAAAGAGCTGGCCGGTGATGGTGATGATGACGAACCAACGCCAGTTGCAATCAATATCAACGTAGTGGACGCGAGGGCGGAAGATGGGGATGAGCCCGACACTTAACATCCCACAGGCGCGCTTCCTCGCGATGCAACACAAATTCAAAGCCTATGTTGCCGGGTTCGGTTCCGGCAAGACGTGGGTAGGTTGTGGCGGCATCTGTAAGGGGATGTGGGAACACCCGAAGATTAACCAGGGCTATTTCGCGCCAACGTACCCGCAAATTCGTGACATCTTCTACCCGACGATTGAAGAGGTGGCCTTTGACTGGGGGCTGACCGTCAAAATCAACGAGGGGAACAAAGAGGTTCACTTCTACGAGGGGCGACGGTACCGAGGGACAACTATCTGCCGCTCGATGGAGAAGCCCGGCTCGATAGTCGGCTTTAAAATCGGTAACGCGATGGTGGATGAGCTGGACGTTATGGCGGCTGCCAAAGCGCAGCAGGCGTGGCGAAAAATCATTGCCCGTATGCGTTATAAGGTTGATGGGCTGCGTAACGGTATTGACGTCACGACTACGCCGGAGGGCTTCAAGTTCGTTTACCAGCAATTCGTGAAAGCGGTGCGTGAAAAGCCTGAGCTTTCTGCTCTGTATGGGCTGATTCAGGCCAGTACGTTCGACAACGCGAAGAACCTGCCACCGGATTACATCCCGTCGCTGATGAACTCCTACCCGCCAGAGCTGATTAAGGCGTACCTGAGGGGGCGTTTTACAAACCTGACCAGCGGCACTATCTATCACCAGTTCGATAGACGTCTGAATAACTGTACCGATGAAGAGCAGGCAGGCGAGCCGCTCTATATCGGCATGGACTTCAACGTTGGCAAAATGGCGGCCATCGTCCACGTCCTTCGCAATGGCGAGCCGCGCGCAGTACGCGAATTGATAAAAGTTTATGACACACCGGCCATGATAAAGCGCATCCAGGAAGAGTTCTGGCGCTACGAGGGTGGGCGCTATGTTGCCTCCAGGCAGATTTACGTCTATCCGGATGCTTCCGGCGATTCACGTAAGTCCAATAACGCCAGCGCCACCGATATCGCGCAACTCAAACAGGCCGGATTCAGCGTGGTGGTAAACGCAGCCAACCCGCCGGTAAAGGATCGCATTAACTCCATGAATGCCATGTTCTGCAACGGCAACGGTGAGCGCCGCTACAAAGTTAATGTGGCACGCTGCCCGGTCTATACAGACAGCCTTGAGCAGCAGGTATGGGCGGCAAACGGCGAGCCGGATAAATCAGCCGACAACGATCACCCAAATGACGCTGGTGGCTATTTCATCGTGAAGCAATTCCCGATCATCAAGCCCACCGGAAAAGTCACTCAACTACGGATGTAACTCCATGCCTGACATCTCAACACCCAATCTGGACTATGGGAACATGGTCGAGGCGTGGGATATCAACGATGCCCTGATGGGCGGCACGCTCTATATGCGACAGCTTGGAGAGTCTTATCTCCCGCGCTGGCCGAAAGAAGACAAAGAGGACTACAAAAAACGCCTCGCCGTGGCCACGCTTCTGCCAGCCTACGAAGAGACCATTAAGCAAAACATCGGGCGTGTATTTGCTGAGCCCATTAAGCTTGCCGAGAATGTGCCGGATCAGCTGCGAGAGTATGCGAAAAACTTCGACCTTGAGGGGACGCGCCTGGACGTATGGGCGCAGGCATTCTTCGGTCTGGCGATGCAGTATGGCCTCTCCCACGCGCTGGTGGATTATCCCAGGGTGGACACCGAAAAGGTGAAAACCAAAGCGGAAGAGAAAGCTACTGGCGCGCGCCCATACGTCACCATGCTCAATCCCCGGCAGGTGATCGGATGGAAGTCGAAAATGGTAGACGGCAAAGTGGTGCTGACAGAGCTGCGTATCAAAGAGGTAGTTATCGAGGACGGCGACGACTTCGGGCAGACAAAGGTCGAGCAAATTCGTTATCTGACACCTGGAATGGTGCAAATCTACCGCAAGTCGAAAGGTATCGATGGGGCGGCGAACTGGGAGAAGTTCGACGAATGGACAACATCTCGTAAGGACATAACACTGGTGACGCTCTACACCAAGCGCACCGGGTTTATGTGTGGTTCACCTCCACTGCTCAATATGGCTCTGCTGAACATCAAGCACTGGCAGAGTCAAAGCGAGCAGGACAACATCCTGCATGTCGCCAGGGTGCCGTTGCTCACGGTGTTCGGTTTGGAAGAGGGGCAAGAGCTGATAATTGGCTCGTCTTCAGCTACGTCGTTCACTGATCGGCAAAAGCAGGGTCTGGAATACGTCGAGCATACAGGCTCCTCCATCGGTGCTGGGAAAGAGTCGCTGGCAGAACTTGTGGAGCAGATGCGCCAGGCTGGTGCGAAGCTGCTGCGTACGGAAAACACCTCTACCAAATCGGTAGACCAGACCTCCGAAGAGAAAATGCAGGAGCAGTCACCGCTCTACACCATGGCTACCAGCCTTGAAGATGCGATCGACAACATTCTGCAAATCATGGCCGAGTACATCGGCGAGAAAGATGGTGGCAACGTTGATGTTCGCACTGAGCTGGATGTCGAATCGACCGTATTCAATCCGTCCGCCGCGCTTGCCATCCAGGCACTGCGCCAGGGTGGTGATATCCGTCGAGCTGATGCGATTAAATCGCTACAGAAGTTGAACATTATTGATGCCGATGCGGATCCTGATGTGGTTCTGAGCGAACTGCTGGCTGAGTCCGCATCGCTGAGTGACCCGCCGCCGGGCGAGGTGTGATATGGCCCGCTCCGTTAACGACCGCCTACAGGACGAAACGATAGCGCACGGCCTGTATGTAAACCGCTACGGTACTGGCGTCGCTCGTCGGATGGTGGCGCTGCTCAGCAAGATGGATGCTGACCTGGCTGCCAAACTGCTGGTGCTGCTGGATGGTAAGCGTGCCGATACCTACAGCGCTCGCCGCCTGACTTCGCTGCTGGCTGGTGTGCGTGAACTGAACCAACAGGCCTATGAGCCGGTAATTGATGCGCTGGCGCGGGAACTTACGCGCTACGTTGAATATGAGGCCGGTTATCAGTTTGACCTTTTCAGCAGCATCATTCCGAAGCAGATCCTCAGGCATGTACCGCTCCAGAACATCGCGCCTGAGCAGGTTTACGCCTCAGCAGTGGCTCAGCCATTCCAGGGGCGCTTGCTGAAGGAGTGGGGCCAGAAACTTGAAACGGATCGGCTGGATAAAATCACCAACGCTGTGCGCACCGGTTTCCTTCAGGGTGAAACGGTAGATCAGATCGTTAAACGCGTTGCCGGAACGCCGAAACTCAATCGTGAAGATGGGGTGATTAACGCCTCCCGTCGCGACCTGGCGGTGGTGGCCCGCACGGCGGTGAACCATGTGGCCGCTACAGCGCGCCAGGAGTTTGCACAGGCCAACAGCGATATCGTAAAGGCCAAGCAGTGGTCTTCGACGCTGGACACCCATACCAGCCAGTGGTGCATTATCCGCGACCGAAAGCTTTACACGCTCGACGGCAAGCCGCTGGGCCATGCAATCCCATATCTGCGCGGGCCCGGCAAAATTCATTTCTGCTGTCGCTCATGCGAAATTCTGATCACGAAATCGTGGGAGGAATTGCAGATAGCCTCTGGCGAACTGAGCAGCGCCACACGCGCTTCGATGGATGGACAGGTGCCATCGCATACCAGCTATGCCGAATGGCTTGCGAGGCAGCCTTACACGCGGCAGGAGCAGGTGCTGGGCGTTACTCGTGCGCAGATGCTGCGTGACGGGAAAATCACGGTACCTGAGATGTTCAACGATGCCGGGGAGTTCCTTACACTGGACGAACTGCGCCGCGTGGATGCGTCGGCGTTTGAGGGATAATCATGCCTCAGATAATGGTTGGCTTGGTCTCGATTGCATTGGGGCTGGCGGCAATAGTCATATCCTCGCGAAGTATCTACGAAATGTGGCGCTTCATGAGGGAGCAAAAGAACAAATAGGTCGCTTCGGCGGCCTTTTTTATGCCTGCCGCTGAGCGGATGCGACGCGGTGACCGGGTCGGATGACCTATTACCAATGGCCGGAAGGCTGGAGCAAAAACAATGAAACTGAAACTTGATGCTAACGGAAATGTGGTCGTTGAAAACGGTATGCCTGTGTACATCCATGATGACGGCAAAGAGATCCCGTTCGACGCAGCCGCAGCGATGACCAAAATCACCTCCCTGAACGGTGAAGCTAAAACTCACCGTGAAGCGAAGGAGGCGGCGGAAGCCAGTCTCGCGAAATTCTCTGGCATCACCGACCCGGCCAAGGCGCTCGAAGCCCTGGAGATGATGACCAAAATCGACCAGAAAAAACTGATCGACGCTGGCGCTGTTGACCAGGTTAAGGCTGAGATTACCAAGGTATTCCAGCAGCAGCTGGATGAAGCGAACGGCAAGACCAAACAGCTCGAAAGCCAGCTCTACGACGAGATGATCGGCGGCCGCTTCGGTGGCTCCAAATTCATTTCAGAGAAGATGGCGATCCCGGCTGAGTTCGTGCGTTCGTACTTCGGGCAGAACTTCAAAATCGAAGACGGCAAGGTCGTGGCCTTCGACGGTCAGGGCAATAAGGTGTTCTCTCGCACCAAGCCTGGCGAGCTGGCTAGCTTCGACGAAGCGCTGGAGTCACTGGTCGAGTCGCATCCGCAGAAAGATTACATCCTCAAATCGTCCGGTAACAGCGGCGGCGGTTCTCACCAGTCGCAGCACCAGGCCGGGCAAAAAACCATGAAACGCGATGCGTTTGATGCATTACCTCCAGCAGAGCAACAGGCTGTGATTGGCGGCGGCACAAGCATCGTTGATTAATCGAAAGGAATAAATACATGTCTAATACTTTGACTGGCCTGATCCCGACCATTTATACGGCGCTTAACCGCGTTTCACGTGAGCAGGTAGGTTTTATCCCGGCAGTGGCTCGTAACGCTAAGGCCGATGCCGCGGCCAAAGACCAAACCGTGACCGCACCGGTAGCACCAAAAACCACCACCGTTGATATCACTCCGGCGGCAACCGCGCCAAACGACGGTGATCAGAACATTGGTACCGTGGATGTCAAAATCACCAAATCAAAAATGGCTCCGGTCAAATGGAACGGTGAAGAACAGTTGGCGATGGGGCCATCAGGTAACTACGACGTTATCCTTGCCGATCAGTTTTCTCAGGCCTTCCGCGCGCTGAGCAACGAAATGGACGCAGACCTGGCTGCGCTGTTCTACAAATCTTCCCGTGCAGTTGGTGCACCAAAAGAGACGCCATTCAGCATTAAAGACGATCTGTCTGATGCAGCGCTGGCGCGTCAGATTTTAGTGGATAACGGTGCACCGACTACCGACATGCGCATGGTGCTGGGCGGCGAAGCGATGGCCTCAATTCGCGGAAAACAGTCGGTTCTGTTCAAAGCGAACGAAGCAGGTACCGATCAGCTTCTGCGTGAAGGTATTATTGGCCGCGTGATGGGCTTTAACCTTCACGAATCCGCCAACATCAAGCGCACAGCGAAAAGTACGGCGGCGGGCTATACGGTCAACGGCGCGAAGCAGGAAGGCGATATCATCATCGCTATCTCCACAGGTACCGGTGGTATCGCAGCAGGCACTGCGGTTAAGTTCGATGGCGACTTTAACCAGTATCTGGTTGTGGCCTCTACGGCCTCAAGCATCACTATCGCAGCACCGGGACTGCGCCAGGATCTGGCAGACCAGACAGCTATTACCGTTGTGAGCGAATTCACACCAAACATGGCATTCGACCGCAATGCTTTCCTGCTGGCTTGCCGTACCCCGGCCATGCCAAAAGGCGGAGACACCGCCGACGATGTGATGAATGTTACCGACCCGGTGTCAGGCATCACCTTCCAGATCGCGCTCTATCGCCAGTACCGTCAGGTGCGTTACGAGGTTGGCGTGGCATGGGGTGTGGCATCTGTTCAGCCTGAACACTCCACCATCATCATGGGTTAACCCAGGGGGGGCTTCGGCCCCTTTGTTATTCAGGAGGCCCAATGGCCGGTTTAACCAGAGAACAGCGCGCGCAGCGTGAAGCGGAAAAGCTTGCAGCTCAGCAGGCCGCTGATAATAACCCTGCCCAGCAGGAACAGCGGGGTATTGAGCTGGTGGTCATGGTTCGAGACACACCAGAATTTCCAGGCGGCCCGCTGCGCGCAGATGTTCATCCTGACGAAGTGAATAACTGGCTGGCGCTGGACTGGCGTCTGGAGGAATAACCATGCTGGTTGCCGATCCCCATTTGTCGGACTTTAACAGCTACGCCAGCGTGTCCGACCTGCGGGTCTTTGCCGCCGCGCGCGGATACACCATACCTGCCGAAGATGGCGAATGCAGCCAGATGCTGATGCAGGCGATGGACTTTCTGGAAGGAAGGACCTGGCGTGGTCAGCGCTCCAGCGCATCTCAGCCTCTATCCTGGCCGCGCTCCGGCGTACGCTTCGATGGTGTGGACCTGCCGGATGATGCTATTCCACGGCGCCTGATTGATGCCCAATGCCGCCTGGCTATCGAGTCGCAGGAGATTGACCTCACGCCGTCGGTCTCCGGTGGCGGCGCGGTCATAGCTGAGAGCGTACAGGGGGCGGTCTCTGTGCAGTACGAGCCGGGAACGAATAAGGCTACTCCATCATTCCCCTGGTTCTATTCCTCGCTGCGCGGGCTTGTGGTGGGCGGCAACCAGGTCCGGATCGAAAGGGGGTAGCATGGCAATCGACTATCGCCGCATGCGCGCTACGGCAACGCGGCTACTGACGGAGAACGGCAAAGCCTACCAACTGACTCGCGGCGGAACCACCACCCGCGATCAGTACGGGAAGGAGGTTATCACCGAGCCTATTACTGCGACCGTTACCGGCGTTATCACCGAATACTCCACGCGTGAAATCGACGGCTCTCTTATTGCTACTGGCGATAAGAAACTGGCGGCCACGTTTGAAACGGAAGTGCGCATCGATGACCGCATCGAAATTGACGGCAAAAAGTGGCGTGTGGTGCAACCGAATCCGGTTAAGCCTGCCGATGTGCTGATTTCCTACAACATCCAACTGAGGACGTAAGTATGGCTAGTTCTGCTAATCAGCCGTTCCTGGCTGCCATTCAGTTGTTCGTTGATAGCTCAAAGCAGGAGATGGACGAGGTGGTGCGTAGGACGGGTATCAAAATACTCGGTCGGCTTGTGGAAATGTCACCGATTGGTAACCCCGATCTCTGGCAGGTCAACCAGACGGCATCTGCGTATAACGATGCGGTACGAGACCACAATGCTGCACTGCGTAATGACTCGGCAAACCTGACGAAGGCCGGGCGTCTAAAGCGCGGTCTGCGTGTTAACGACTCAATGGATGTCAAAAAGCCGGATGGGTATGTTGGCGGCCGTTTCAAGAATAACTGGTACGTGGGATTTGATAGTCAGCCGACCCAATCCAACGACACACCAGACGCCTCCGGGCAGGGTTCCAACTCCCGCGGGCTGGCGGTGCTCGAAGTGTTCCGGGTGGGGCAGGTGAACTCGATTTACTTCACCAATAACCTGCCATATGCGGCAGCGCTGGAAAACGGTCATTCCACCCAGGCGCCGGGCGGGATGGTGGGCATTACAGCTATCGACGCGGCTCAGCTGTTCCGTGAGGCAATGAGCGAGGTACGCAATGGTCGGTGATCAGTCCATGCGAATAGCTGACCTGCTGGAGAGCCGGGTAGCCATAATCTCGGCCTCTCTCGGCTTGCCGATCGCATGGCCGAATATCGTATTTGATCCACCGGATGCGCCATACGCCCGTGTTTATGTTTTACCTGCACAAACTGTAGGTCAGGACATAGAAGGTCTGATGCGTACCTATCAGGGGATCTTGCAGGTAAACATCATTACTCCCGCAGGCTCAGGCGTGAGCCAGGCAAGAGGGCTGGCCCAGTCGGTGGCAGATGCATTCCCTGAAGGACTGCCGCTGGTGGACGGTAATCTGACGGTTTACATCAACGGGCCGCCGCAGGTGAGACAACCCATCCAGGACCGGCCAACCTCGGCGCCCAACGGGTCCAGTGGCTCCATAACCTACACCATTCCCGTCAGCATGCAGTACCGCGCTGACTACTGACCTGCCAGATGGCGGGTTTTTTATTAGCTAAATTCAGGAGAGTGCTATGGCATTCGCAATCCCTAACGGCTCGCGTGTGAACGTGGCCAAGGCCTATCAAGCCCCAATCACCTTTACCGCTGCCTCTAACGCGACGGAATGCGAACTGACCGTTGCATCGGCCTCCGGCATTCTGGCCGGTGACGTAGTTCAGGTGAGTTCCGGCTGGTTAAAGCTCGATAACATGGTGCTGCGCGTAAAATCGGTGACCAGTAATAAAATCGTGCTGGAAGCATTCGATACTACCGACACCACCAAATTCCCGGCAGGCACTGGCGCGGGCACGCTGCGTAAAATCGACTCATGGATCACCATGCCTCAGGTGATGACACTATCAACTGAAGGTGGTGACCAGCAGACCATCAGTGTGCAGTTCCTCGAAGATGACAAAGCGCGAACTATCCCAACGTTTAAAAACGCGGTGGTTCAGGTTTACACCTTTGCGCATGACCCTCAACTGGCGATCTACAAACGCCTTATCGACCTGGATGACTCCAGCGACACCACGGCGATCTGGTTCCATAACCCACGCGGCAAAGCCGATCGTTTCTACTCAGCCAAAGTATCGTTCCAGCGCGTGCCGCGCACGGAAATCAACGCTGTGGAAAGTAACGAGGCGCGCATGAACTTCGAATCGGACATGCAGATTTACCCGATCGCCGATTCATCCGTGACGCCGCTGGCGTTCCTGACCGACCTGCCGGCCACCAAATCGGTTGCTACAGGCGCAGCGCTGGATCTGGCGGTGGTAATGAAGGGCGGCTCAGCACCTTACACCTACGTTTGGAAGAAAGGCAGCACCGCTATTCCGGGCAAAACCGCATCGACGTTCAACATTTCATCTGTCGCATCCGGTGATGCTGGCGTTTACACCTGTGAAGTCACCGACGCCGCGGGCAAAACCATCACCTCGGCTGCGTGTACTGTCACGATCAGCTAACTAATCAGGCCCGGTACGCCGGGCTTTTTTATGCGCATCGCACGCGCACATCGAAGAAAGTCTTTCAGCTGTGAGCCTGGGCAAACCGTTAACTTTCGGCGGATTTGCCGTGCGACAGGCTCACGTCTAAAAGGAAAATTAAAATGTCAGAACCTTCAATCGTCCCTTACGTAAAAACCACTCCCAAACCTTTTGGTGTGGACGTCGAATGGAAATGGCCTGGTGGCTGCTTGTGGCTGGAGCTGCAATACCTTCATGAAGATGGCCGACTTGTGAAAGAAATCATCCATTGGCCTGCTATCAACTACCTTATTTCCGGTCTCAAAGCAGGTGAGCGATTGCAGCTGCGCCTGCGTCCGCTTCCAGTTGAGCAGGATGGCTCAGCAAGAGATTGGCGAGCCAGTGACTGGATCGAAGGGGTTTCCTCTGTCGATACCGAAGAGATTATTGAGGCGCTGGACGAAGAGATCCGTAACAGCTGCGCACTTCATGGCCTTAAAGGTGGCTGGTTTGTCGATAAAACCGGCAAGGCTTACATCCACGAAGCGCTGATTGGCGATGGCGTAGTGTCTGCCAACTATATCGTAAAGATGAACGTGAACCACGGCGGCAAACTGCACGTTGCTGGCATGGCCGGCTGCATTGAAGGTGACCAGCGCAAGGTCGTGTTTGAGGCTGACCGCTTTAAGGTGAATGAAGCCGCTCAATCAGCCAGCAATAATGAAGAGACGGCCTTCAATGGTGGTCTGGCTTTTGGTGGTTTCCCTGGGGCAATTAGTCATGATGGAGCTAATCCCGCTGATGGCAATAATGCCACCGCTGAACCAATCAGTTCAATTGCTTCAGCGACAGGCACAGCCACCAAGACGCGACTAACCGACGAGATGCAAGAACTGGTTCTCAAGGCTGTACGTGAAAGCGATCTGTTTACATCCCTTCAGACTGCGATAGCTGCTCAGGAAGCCTCAACCTCTGACTTGAAACAGGCACTGAATGACGCAGTGGGCGATGCTATTCGCAACGCACTGAAGCCAGGCGGTCTGCTGTTCAAACGATAACCCCCCATCTCGCACTCGAATATTCAACCCGCTACGGCGGGTTTTTCTTTTCTAAGGAACCGAAATGACCAAATTTTCTCTGATCCCCAACCCAACTTTTTCTGTGACCGCGAGCATTCCACGCGCTGGTGCCGAAGACGGCAAGCTGACGTTCACCTTCCGCCATAAAACGCTTGAAGAGCTGCGTTCCATGGATGCGAAGATGCAAAAGGCTGCGGAAGGTAAAAAGGCTGTTATCGAGCCGCAAGCTGACTATCTCATGGAAATTGTCGAAGGATGGGCTCTTCCTGACGAGTTTACCCGCGAAAACGTTATTGTTCTCCTGCAAAACTATCCGCGTGCTTTTGACAGCATCGGCATGGCGTACACCAAAGAGCTGATGGGGATTCGCGAAAAAAACTGAGGCAGGTCGCCGCAGCGTTGTATACGCCGGGACCGACGCTCGCGGAGCTGAGCGCTTTTGGTTTGACGCCTGAGGACGTGGAGGAAGAGGTGGGGATCCTGCCCTCTGTGTGGAAGTCTTTCACCATCTTCTCTGCCCTGGCAACTCAGTGGCGCGTCGGCGCGAGCGGGGCGACCGGCCTTGATTATAACGTTCTCCCCTGGATGTTCGAGTTACACGGGGTTGAGGATGCGGCGACCTGCATGGCTGACCTTCAGATTATGGAAAGTGAGGCTCTCAAGGTAATGCATAAGGAGACGAAATAATGACTGACCAAATCGCCTCGATTACTTTGCGGGCCGATGTATCCGACCTGAAAACAGCCAGCAATGAACTGGATAGGCTCGGCGAGGCGGCTGCTGGTGCCGTAGATAAAGCCGATGACCTGAATAGTGTGTTCCGCGCTGGTGCTGAATCTGCGAAACAGGGCAGTGAAGGTATCAAGGAGCAGCAGAACGCGCTCAAAGGGTTACTGGAGAATATCGACCCGGTTACCAAGGCCTTAAACCGCCTGGATGAGCAGCAAGAATCACTGCGGAAATTTCAGGCCAAAGGTTTCCTGGATACCGAGACCTTTCAGGCTTACAACAAAATCCTGGACGACACCCGTCTCAAGCTGACCGACACCGGAGAAGCCGCGGCTCGCGCTCAGGCCGAATTAGCCGCTACCCAGGCGGCAGAGAAGCAGTCCGCAGCGTTAAAGAACCTGCTGGGTTCCATCGACCCGACAATCCGTGCGTTCAACTCACTGGATGAACAGCACGCACAGCTGGTGGCCCATTTTGAAGCAGGCCGCATTAACGGCGCGCAGTTCGAGCACTTCAACACAATCCTTAACCAGACGCGTGAGCGCCTCTCTGGTGTCGCTGACGTACTGCCAGAGGCGCTATCCCGGCAGGAAGCTGCTGCCCGGCGCGCTGGAATCTCCGTTGGTCAGTACAGCGCAGCGATGCGTACGCTTCCGGCACAGTTCACCGATATCGCTACGCAGCTGGCTGGCGGTCAGTCTCCGTTCCTGATCCTGCTGCAACAGGGCGGGCAGATTAAAGACCAGTTCGGCTCGGTTCAGGGGGCGCTGTCCGGTGTCGGCGAATACATCCGCAGCATGGTCGGGATCATCAACCCAACCACGATTGCTCTGGGTGGGCTGATTGGTACGATCGGCCTGCTGGCTGCCGCGGCATACAATTCATCAGAGCAATTCGACCAGGTAGCTCGCTCGGTCATCATGATGGGAGGTGCTGGCTTCGCTTCAATGCAGCAGCTCAACGAAGCCGCTGAGGAGGTGGCCGGCAAGACGAATACATCGATCAGTTCCACCGTCGATACACTGGTTACACTGAACGATACTGGCAAATATACCGCCAGCCAGATGAAACAGGTCGCAACGACCATCACCCTCATGGGTAAGGCCGGAAATGATACCAAAGCGGCAATGGCCGACTTCGGAAAGATTGTCAGCGATCCGGTTAAAGGGCTGGCCAGCCTCAATGAGCAATATGGTTTCGTTGATGAGGCCATGATTAAGCACATCATCCAGCTTCGTAAGCAGAAGGGTGAGCAGGCCGCTGTTACCGAAGCCATTAACCTGTTTGCTGGCGTCATGGAAAAACGCGCACAGGAGACTATTGAGGCAACGGACAATATTGGCAAAGCATGGACTGGGCTAAAAGCATTCGCCTCTGACACTTTCGGCCAGATCGGAATTACTGTGCGGGCTTGGGGCAATCAGGTTATCGAGGTGTTCAAGTTATTGAGCACTTCGTTTGAAGCCCTTTTCGTCAAGATGAAAGAGGTCTCCCTTGAAATTATGGGGGGGATGATTACCGGTTTCACGGATATTGCTAACAAACTACCGGGCGGGGAAGCTCTCATCAAATCCATGGGGTTTGATGGGCTCGCTGAGAGCGTTGCCGAGAGCAGAAAGGCTGCAAGCAAGGAATATACTCAGCTTACAGCTGAGTACAATAAGCACATTGCTAATCTCAGTAAATCCCAGTGGCAATGGGAGGAGGAAGCGAAGAATGGTTCTGGTGGTGTAAAAGGCACAGGCTCAGTTGATCGGCAAACTAAGGATGCTGTTTCGAAGCTTGCTCAGGACTCAGACAAAAAGACTAAAGAGGCGAAAGCCACTCTGGAAGCTGGCGATCGCACCCTGGAGAACTATCGCGCCCAGGCCAGAACGTTAACTGAAACGCTCGAGACCCTCCGACAAACAGGAGAAACCCACGCTAAAAACACCGAGTTCAGTAAACAGCAATCTCGATTCGCGGAATTGGATGAGGCAGCCAAAACCCGCGCGCTGACTGCTCAGGAAAAATCTTTACTGTCGAGCCGTGAGGCGATTCTGAACGCCGCCAAGGTGGTTGATCAGAAGAACAAGGAAGTAGAGGCGCAGCAGAAGATTAACGGCCTGGCGCAGCAGGCGAATAAATACGTCACGCAGATGTCGGAAAAAACCGATGCATTGCGTGATAGTGCAGGCCTCAGCAGTCGGCAAACGCAGCGCATGATGGAAGAGGCGCAGCTTCGCCAGGGCTGGCTCAACGGTGGCGGTAAGCTTGACGATGCCGGTTATAAAAAAGAACTGGCAGCTCTCAGGAAATATTATGCCGAAGAGGACAAATTACGGGGCGACTGGAAGGCAGGGGCTGTTGCTGGCTGGAATGAATATCTTGACGCCGCCACGAATACCTATGATGCCGTGAAGAACGTCGCCAGCTCCACGCTGACCGGCTTGAGCAACATGCTGACTGAGCTTATGACAACTGGCACCGCGTCAGTTAAAGAGTTCGGCAAATCTATGCTCAAGATGATCCTCGAGATAACCAACCAACTTATAGTGGCCTATACAGTACAGGCCGCGATGGGCTGGATAAACGGTGGCAGTAAAGGCGGGAGCACACCAGGGGGATCTTACGCGAACGCTGCCGCTGGCCTAACTTTTAACGCTAAAGGCGGTGTTTATGATTCGCCAGGGCTCAGTAAGTACGTTAATGGGGTATACGACTCACCCCAGTATTTTACTTTCCAGGGGGCGTCCAAGTTTGCGAAAGGCGGTGTTTTCGCAGAGGCTGGTGAAGAAGCTATCATGCCACTTACTCGGGATTCCGCCGGGCGGTTGGGAGTGCGTGCCCAGGGCGGTGGCGGTATGGCTCCGGTTATTAATACCACCGTTAACGTTGATGCTGGTGGTTCTGCAACTGTTCAGTCTTCCAGCTCAGGTGATGCTATGGGCCGTGCCCTTGCTGATGAAATGCAGAACGCTGCGTTGCAGGTTATCCAGAAGCACCTTAAGCCTGGAGGCATGATCTACAACTTCAGTAAAGGCAGGTAGTGTTTACGTCGTCCCCTGGTTAATATGATGAAAACCATAAAAGTCAGGGGATGATAATGAAATTACTCTTCATTAGCGTTGTTGCGTTGTGTTTGGCCGGTTGTGCTACTGAAGCCGTTTTACCAAGCCAGGCGAAACAAGCACCCAAAGAACGATTGCTCAAATTCCAGTCTCCAGGTGTGGGGGAACAGGCGAAGCTAATTGTGGTGCGCGATAAAGGATTTCTTGGAAGCGGTTGTTTCGTCGGCGTGTACCTCAACCAAGAGAAGGCAGCTATTTTGGATCCAGGTGAGAAGGCCGAATTCTACCTCAAACCGGGAGAATGGAATGTTGCTTTAATGGGGGAAGGAAAGATGTGTATCGCTGATAAGATACCCGCAGGAAGGGACTTCATGCTCAATGCGAATACCACTAAAGCTGTGCGTTTATTTGCAGATCCGAGCGGAAACACGGACGTCAAAACACTGCCGAACCAATAGTCCCCCTAACACTTAACAACCAGCCTCGCTAACGCGGGGCTTTTTTGTCGGCGCAAGGCTCGGTCTTGTTGGTTGAAATCTGAGCGTCACTTTCAAAGGGGGCGAAATACTACAGCAATATTTTGGGGAGTGCATTGTATGAGGGATGTGTTTTTTGTGCAAAAAGTGCTATTTATCGGCGTCGTGACCGCTTCAGTCGACCCATAGGCCAAGCCTATCTCCTGAGAACGTGGCAATAGTTTACTATTACCTGAGGGGTAACTTCTGCGAAAGTGTGGCTAACTTGCAAAGTGGCCGCGATAAAATTCGTCGAACATGCATCTATCTTCAGACATAGGCCCATTGCTCAAATATGACGAATGGTATTAAATTGTCCTCAACCACTTGAAGTGGTCATTACTTCTTTGGATGTGTTTACATCCTACAATTTGAGAAAGCACTGCCAAACGTGCATGAGGGTGATAATCATGGGTCACGCATTAAAAAAGGCAGATCGCTTGTACATTCCGCCTCGTGACAAATCCACGGTGGCGAAACCTCGTGCAGCGATCAGCGAAGCATGTTCACACACTGGTCAAGTTAAAAACGCCTTTGAGTTTGGGTTTGCTCGTTATGAGAAGGCGATGGAAGAACTTTCAAAGGTCTGAGTAGAAACGGATGACGATAGAGTATGTTGAAGGAGTCAATTATCTTTCCATTGACGATATCGTTTACATCAACAGGTCTCTGATCGAGACTCAGACGCCAAATGAACCAATAGGCGTGCTGAATCCGAACAACCTCAGTTCTTCACAGTCCAGACCAAGTACCATTCGATATTATGAGCAGACAGACGATATGTTTCGTCTGTCTGCTGTTCTAATTGAAAGCCTGATCCAGAATCATCCATTCGCAAATGCAAACAAACGCACAGCCATGATGGCTGGTTACGTATTCCTGTTGCTGAATGGATATGAGCTTACAGCACCCAGTGATGAGGTCGTAACCATCGCAGAGGGTTTGGCTCGTAAGGATTATTCAGTGGATGACCTAGAAAACTGGTTATGCCACTGGTCTCGAGAGTACGATTCCAGAACGTTATGTGCTACAGGCGGAAATTCGCTTCAGGCTCTCGTGGCGACTTCACACTACATCCGAATCATATCGAATAACTGAATCCGCTAAGAGGCGGTTTTTCTGCCGACCAATACTGAATTATATAACCCGCTTCGGCGGGTTTTTTTATGGAGCAAATATGGCCGTTGAAACATACAACTGGCGATCTCAGCTCGGTGCTGGCGCGATTGAATATAGTCAAACGGTGCGTGCTGCGCAGTTTGGCGATGGTTACGAACAGGTGGCCGAGAACGGCATCAACTCCACGGCGATCCAGGTGCCAATGAAACACGTTGGCAGTGAGTCTGAGGTAAACGCAGTGCGCGACTTCCTTCTGGCTCATACCGTTAAAGCTTTTATCATCACGCCGCCCGGAGAAGCGAAGGGGCTTTATCGGGTAGTCGCCGATTCCGTACGGAAAAATCAGATCAGCAGCAAGTTTGCTGAGCTGACGTTCACCATCAAACGGGCTTACGGAGTGTACGCATAATGGCATTAGTCGATCAGGCGGCGATGCTGGCGCCGGGTGGCAGGGTCCGCCTGGTTGAAGTTGACGCCTCAGAGTTCAGTGGCGGGATCCACCGATTCCACTACGCACCTTTCCCCCATACACCCGAAGAGATCGATGTTGCCAATGGAGATGAACAAAAGCTCGGACCCAAGCCAATCGTCTTCGGTGGCAATACCTACGATTTTTGGCCGTTTCAGGTTTCAGGCCTGGAGCTATCAACAGACCAGGCGGCGGAGCCCACCCTCAGCGTCTCAAACCTTGACGGCCATATCACTGCGCTGTGCTTGCAATTTAAGGACATGGTTAACGCCAAAGTGAGCATTATCGATACCTATGCGGTCTATCTCGATGCTGTGAATTACCCTGGTGGCGTAAACCCTACAGCTGATTCGTCAATGTTCACCCTTCAGACCTTCTGGCTTGACACGAAAACCTCCGAAGACGACGAAGTGGTTTCATGGTCACTCAGTAGCCCCGCAGACTTGCAGGGGCTTGTTATCCCAACCAGACAAATCACCTCGCTCTGCGAATGGGCGCTACGCGGGCAGTACCGGAGCGGCGATGGATGCACCTACAACGGCACGGCGTATTTTGATGCGAAGGGTAATCCTGTCGCTGACCCGGCGCTGGATGTGTGCGGCGGCTGCCTGAGTGACTGCCGTAAGCGGTTTGGTGCCGGGCTGGCAGAGCCTAATACCGCGACCCTTGATTTTGGGGGCTATCCAGCCACCGTGCTTTTTTCCAGATAACCGGACGTACCAATGAATAAAACTATAATGGCAGCTATCCGGGCGCATGCACTGGATGAATCCCCGCGTGAGTGCTGTGGCTTCGTTATTCAGTCTGGCCGTCGCCAGCGCTACATTCCCGTGCCGAATACGCACGAAAATCCGACAGAACATTTTCGCATCGACGGCGAGCACTGGGCTAACGCCGAAGATATCGGGACGATTATTCGCGTCATCCACTCCCACCCTGGCGACGGTGCCCGGCCTATTCCGTCCGATCTGGACCGACAACAGTGCAATAACTCCGGCGTGGTCTGGGGCATTTACGCGCCGGACAGCGATGAATACGCCGAGATAATGCCGGAGGCGGTGCCGCTTATTGGGCGTCCGTTTATCCTGGGCTCGAATGACTGCTGGGGGCTGATTATGGACTGGCACGCCATTCAGGGCGTCACGCTGAACGATTTTCGCGTCGATTACCCATGGTGGGAAAGCCAGTACCCGGACAACCTCTATTTCGAAAACTGGGAGCGGGAAGGGTTCGTCGAGTGCGATCCGGCACCAGGCTGCATGGTAATCATGCAGGTTGAATCCGCTAAGTGGAACCACGCGGGGATCATCACTGAAGAAGGTGAACTACTCCACCATCTTTACGGCCAGCCTTCATGCATTACCCCATATTCCAGAGGCTATTTCAAAGACCGCACGATGATCTGCGTTCGTCACAAAAACTTGCCGCAGGAGATAAAGCCATGGCGCGTTTAACCACGATTCGATTGTATGGCGCACTGGGCGCCCGGTTTGGGCGCGTTCACCGGCTGGCAGTGCAGACATCTGCCGAAGCTGTCAAAGCTCTGTGTATCAACTTCGACGGACTGGAAAGCTTTCTGATGAATGCCAAAAAAAACGGCATGACCTTCGCGGTGTTTCGTGGCAAACGCAACATCGGAGAACAGGATTTCAAGGAGCTGGGTGGTGACAGCGATATTCGTATTGCTCCTGTAATGGAGGGGGCAAAAAAAGCAGGATTATTCCAGACGATCCTTGGCGCTGTAATGGTCGTCGCGGGTATCGTGGTGACAGGCCTTTCGTACAGCTGGGCTACACCAGTAGGCGGAGCCATGATTTCTGCTGGCATCGGTATGATGGCCGGCGGCATCTACCAGATGCTTTCTCCCCAGCCCAAAGGGTTACAGGGGCGAGACGATCCTGACAATAAACCCTCTTATGCCTTCGGTGGTTCAGTGAATACCCTTGCGATGGGAAACCCGGTCGCGCTTCTTTATGGTGAGCGAGAGATCGGCGGCGCCGTCATCAGTGCAGGCATAGTCGCTGAAGACATCTGATAACACCTTTCTGAATATCAAGCACCCAGTCGGGTGCTTTTTTTATGGATGTAATATGGAAGCGATCACTGGTGCAAAGGGTGGCAGCCAGAAGCAGCACACACCTGTAGAACAGCCTGATTCGGCGCAGTCAATGGCGCGCTGCCGCATGCTGCTGGCGCTCGGGGAAGGTGAGTTTGCTGGTGGTCTGGATGCGACCAGCATTTTCCTGGACGGTACGCCCCTGGGAAACGCCGACGGAACGATGAACTTTGAAAACGTTTCCTGGGAATTTCGGCCGGGAACACAGACACAGACGCCGATTCCGGGTTTTCCCGCAGTGGAGAACGAAACTACGGTTGGCGTATCTCTGACAAAAGCCACGCCCTGGACGCGCGCGCTGAGTAACACTCAGATTGACGCTGTGCTCGTTCGCATTGGTATTCCGGGTTTGCAGCAGCAGGAAAACGACGCGGATATTGTCGGCACTACCGTAAAGTACCATATCGATCTTGCTGTAGATGGTGGTGCGTTCTCTACGGTCATGACAAGAACCGTGACAGAGAAACTCAGTTCTCTCTATGAACTGACCCATCGCATTAATCTTCCGAAAGCCAGTACAGGCTGGCAGATTCGCGTGGTACGCGACACCGACGACAGCACAAGCCAGATGTTGCAGAATAAAACGCAGGTACAGGCAATCACTGAGGTGATTGATGCGCGCCTGCGTTATCCCCATACGGCGCTGCTGTATGTGTCGTTCAACGCCAAATCGTTCAACAATATCCCGAAGGTTTCCTGTAAACCTAAGGGGCGCATTATCCGCATCCCTTCGAATTACGATCCGATAGCCAGAACCTATAGCGGCACATGGGACGGGACGTTTAAGTGGGGCTGGACGAATAACCCAGCGTGGATCTGGTTCGATGTGCTCACTGAGCCGCGTTTCGGACTTGGCCGACGCGTCACGGCGCAGATGCTGGATAAGTGGGAGCTTTACCGTATTGCCCAGCGTTGCGATCAGAAAGTACCTGACGGGAAGGGTGGCGACGGTACCGAGCCGCGCTTCATGTTTGATGTCTACATCCAGTCGCAGGCTGATGCGTGGCAGGTAATCAAAGACATCGCCGCAGGGTTCAATGGCATGACGTTCTGGGGCAACAACATGTTCAATGTTGTCTCGGACATGCCGGCGGATACGTCGAAGCTGCAAATCCTTACCCGCGCTTCGGTGGTGGGCAAACCGGTTTACTCGAGCGGCAGTGAAAAGACCCGCTTCTCCAGCGCGCTGATTAACTTCAGCGACCCTGACAATCACTACCAGGACCGCACAACAGCGGTGATGTTCCCGGACCTGGTTAAGCAGTTCAAGTTTAAGCAGACGCAGATCACCGCGATCGGCTGTACGCGCGAGAGCGAAGCACAGCGCCGTGGCGGGTGGGCTGTGTACTCCAACTCACTCGACCGGATTATCACGCTACAGACCGGGCTTGATGGCTATGTCTACGTGCCGGGTACCGTGTTTGCATTTGCCGACGAACGCCTTTCAGGGCGTGTTTATGGCGGGCGTATAACCGGATATAACGCCGGGTTGAAGGCTGTGACAACCGATCGGGGAACCAGTGCCGTTGCGGGTGACACACTGATGATCCGCACACGGGGCGGTACCGTTGAAAGCAGGGTGATCCAGGCCGTAAACGGCACGCAGCTGGTGGTTGCCACGCCTTTCACGGCAGAGCCGTTACCCAACGCTGTATTCGTCATCGATGCCGGGCAGTTGCGCCTGCAATACTTCCGCGTTACGAACCTGAGATTTGATGATGAAGAAAACACCTTCACAATCACCGGGGCCGAATATAACGCATCAAAATATGATGCGGTCGATAACAATGCCCGCCTGGACACGCCGCCAATTAGTCTGATACCAACCGGCCTCGTCAACCAGCCGACCAATATCGTGGTAGCGAGCTATGACGCAGTGCGCCAGGGGCAGCGAGTGGCTACCCTGACGGCATCCTGGGATGCGCCGGTCGACAAGAACGGCAAACCACAGGCGGATGTCATAGCCTATCGGGTGCAGTGGAAGCGCGGCGACAATGAGTGGGTTAACGTACCGGAGACCGGTCTTCGCAATATCGAAGTGCCTGGCATCTTCGAGGGTGATTATCTGGTCCGTGTACGCGCGATCAACTCCGGCGGTGCATCGAGTCTCTGGGCAACTTCCGCGCTTACACACCTGAAGGGACGCGCGGGTGAGGTACCCAAACCTGTCGGGCTTAAGGCCTCCGAAGACGTCGTATTCGGAATCAACGTCACCTGGGGATTCCCGGCTAATACCGGAGACACCCTGAGCACTGAGCTGCAATACAGCATTGCCGCTGACGGCTCGAATCCGATGCTTTTGGCATCTGTACCGTATCCGCAGAAACTTTATCAACAGATGGGGCTGAAGGCGGGGCAGGAATTCTGGTACCAGGCGCGGCTTGTCGACAGGATCGGGAATCAGAGCGGATGGACCGACTGGGTGCGCGGGCAGGCCAGCATCGATGTATCCGATATCACCGATGCAATCCTGGAGGACATGAAAGGCTCCGATACGTTCAAAGACCTGATCGAGAACGCGGTGGAGAGCAGTGAAAAGTTCGCAGAACTGGCTGATGCAATCAAAGAGAATGCAAACGGTCTTGCAGCGGCGG